ATTGCTTTCTGACTTTAGTAAAGCCACATAGTCAGAGTTATTAGTGGATTTTGATTGTTGTACTAGGTAGCGCCATGGCCTCCAGTTATTATCAAAGCCATTCTCCCTAACTGCCATGTATCCCATTGATGTTGTAAATCGCTGAATAGCCTCTACTGAGTTTGGGTTAGGTCTGAATACTTCTAACATCCCCCAAGCGCCAAAAGGATTGTTGGGAGAAGTTCCGTCTATCCACCAATGCCCAGTATTTGTCATTGAGTTGAAATCTTGTTTGATGAGTTTTCCAAAACCTCTATTATCTGTAAGCTGATACTGCTGAATAGGTTTGTCATCGGCAAAAATGTCGCCCTTTACATCCAAAGCACCACGCTCTCTGATTTTGTTGACCCCAACTCCTGACCTGTCATAAGACAAAACCACGCTTTCAGTGGCCACGTTGACCATAAACTCAGTACGAGTGAATTTGTCCTCAAGGACACCGATGACAATCCATGATTGATTAGCTAGATAATTCCCTGAAAGATTAGCCCGTGAATTGACTAGACTTGAAATACTTGACCAGGCTCCAGTGGCTTGACCGTTATCAACCGCAAAGATATTAGTCCCAAGCTGAGCAATCTTAAATGTCAATGTCATTGTGTTCTTTTGACTTCCTGAAACTGTCAAAGGGGCAATCTTAGCATTTCTAGTGACCGTCAAGGTGCTAGAGGTTGAGCCTGTCCGTGCAATGCTAAAGCTGAGAGCAGGGGCAAAATACTCAAGAACGGTAGCGGATATCTCTCTAGTATCAGACCAACGTCCCCGGCTATCAGAGACTCTTGCTCTGATTTTGATGGCTCCGTGATAATTCATAATGCCGAGACTGCCACCGTTTGAACTCGTAGACTGGTTTTTGCCGATTATTTCGGCATAGTATCCAGTGATGGATGAGCCATAGGAACCAATTGCGCCATTAAATGCAACCTTGATGTTAGAGATGACCTGGATGAACGTGTTTCCGTTTGGGATAAGGTTCTGAGCAGCACTATTTAAGTCTGATAATGATATCCCTGTAAAATTAGGCTTGACATTTGCTGGTACGCTTGCCGTGAATGTAGTGGACTGTGTGCCTGTCTTGGTAGAGCCTGAATAGGTATCGACAAAGATAGTACATGTACCTGTTGCAGAGTTCGGTATGTCGTTTGCAAAGTCAAGAGGGATCGTCCACGTTGTAGATGTGTCTACATTGCTTGCAATCGTTCCGTTCTTACCAGCCCAGGAATAGCGTACCGTGTGCTTGAAAGTGGAGCTCTGACGGTTAATGTTGATAGTTACTAAACTACCAATAACTCCAGCGCTTGCGCTTACAGAGCTAGAGCGTGGTATCGTTGAGAGCGTAAATGAGTTTCTACTGATTGAAAGTGTTCCTGGTGACCATCCACCGCTTCCACTAAATGTAGCAGACAGCCCAAACGATTTTTTACCATCGTTATCATGTCTGATTGTTACTGTCTTATCAATCAGCATAATTGAGCTATTTTGACTCAACATAGATGGACGACCTGACCAGCTCAAAGTCTGACCGTCAACGGTTACAGAGGCAGTACAGTCATAATCTGCAAATGTATGAGCACCGTTTGTCAAAGCAAGTCTTAGTCTTACTTGACTGCTATTGTCAGATATATTTTGGGATACTTGGTCTACCCACAGTCTGAGATAATAGCTCCTATCATTATTTGACCAAAATTCAGCCATTAGTTACCTCCCACGTATCTTATTACGTTCATGTCTGGATTGATGTGATACTGTTCTTCTCTAAACCGTCCGATTTGAATAGTTTTTGAGAATATACCATTCTCGATATGGATAACCCCTTGACTAATATACATAACCTCAACCCCTGCTGAATACATTGAAATCCGTCCATTCGGACTAAACAGCATACTAGATGAACCGTCATTCTTACCAATGACTAACCCCTCATTTGATGAGCTCATGTAAGTATCAATGAAATTCCAGCGGTCAGACAATTCTCCTAAGTCTTTAGCGATATTAGAGACACGCTGACTAGCTGAAATCAAATCTTTCTCAGCTTGAACTCTAGCCGTTTCATTAGATTTAACAAAATCCTGATAGGCTTTAATCCAGTTATCAAGCGTGTCAGCGCTAGCCTTGGCCTCTAATTCAGCTTGAATAACTCCAGCCTTTTCATTGAGAGCGTTCAGTTGCTCCTGCGTTAGCCTTTGGTCAGCTTTAGAGTCAATACTTGTCTTGATTTCTTTTAGCTGAGCCTCATCAATAGCCCCCTTGTCCCCTTTGTCTCCTTTAGGGCCAGGGTCTCCTTTATCGCCTTTAACCCCTGGAGCACCAGGTGCACCTCTTGAACCGTCAAGCGCATTGATAAGCGTTAATTGCTCAGAGGCTACCTCTTTGTTATCCACCCATGCTGACACCGTCAAAACCATCTTTTGGTCAATGTCAGAGGCTCTCACAATGTATCTAGCACTAGTAGACTTGATGACATCCCCCACAGTCCAGCGCCATCCAGCATTGATGGCCTTGTTACCTCTCATAAGGGTAGGAGTCACAATCGTCTGGCCTTGGCCATTTTTAAAGGCGACACCGTTATCAGTAGCCAATTTGATTATGTAAGGCTTAGCCTCCTCAATCATCCTGTCTAGTTGTTGCTGAATACCCTGAGAGAGTCTATTCTCAAGCGCTTTGGCATTTGAGAAAGTGGTCTTATTGTTTTTAGGATTGGTAAAGCTGATAGTCTGCTCAGATACCCTCATTTCAAGTAAGAGAGTAGGGCTAAAACCGTCATCATAGACCTTGACTGTATCTCCGATGTCTAAATCTGCAAAGCCCTCAGCCTCGTAAGTGACTGCAGGGTAACAATTCTTTTTGAGTTCACGGTAAGCGATGGAGCGGATGGTCTCAGGGTTTTTGCTCTCTACAGTCATATCTTTCCGTGTGTACTGGTCTAGCGTACCTGTTGAATGAGTGAACGTAGATGGATACATCTGCATTGAGAGAGGAGCTACTAGATAGGCTCCCATTTGATAAAATTCAAGCTCTCCCTTTGCATTTTTGACTAACCAATCTCCAAGACTACTGATGTCAATCTCATTGCCTTGGTCATCCTTACCTGTGGGTCTAACTGAGTTATATATACCAGTCTTGTCAATCGTCCTAGTGATTGTCTTGAGGTTTTTACCGTACTCTAAGACCTTTGAGCTGACTTGTCCTACACCTTGATGGTTGTCATCGTGTTCATGGTAGACATTGATTGTAAATGACTTGATAGAGCTGTCAGCGTTGAGACGTGTGTCAAACTCGATTTCAGCGTCAAATTTCTTAGCTAGACTTAGGAGCCTGTTGAGTTTAGTATCTGTACCCCTCCCACTCAGCAGAAATTTTCTTGTCTGATACCTCATTGATACCGATTTTTAAAAAGGTATAGTTGAGCAAGTCCATAGCCTCACAAAATTCCTTGAAAGTCATAGCTTTAGGAGACTTGTAAGGGATAGAATACTCATTGATTAGCTCAAGGTTTAGGTTGATACCATGACACTTGATGACTTTTTCATTTTCCTCAATTTTTCGGATGGTATGTAGGTATGTTTTGCCTTTGTACTGAAATGAGACAAAAGCCTTTTCATTGAGAGTGTTGTAAGCTCTCTTTTGCCCTGTATCTGAGATAATAGCTTTTTTAAAAACAGTAAAATCAAAGATACTAGATCCTGTCTCAAGGTATCTTGTCCAGGTATCATTGAAATAGTTCAATGTATCTTGTTTTTCATTGTCCACAAATGCAACTTTTCGCAAACTTGAGTCATGTATTGTCAGTAACATTGCTTATAGATACCTTTCTTTAAATTCTACTGTGACTGTAGGCTTAGTCTTGACCCAACTTGAGCAATAGACCTCTAGCTGACTTTTCCCAGGGGGAATACTCAAAAACTTTGAGCCTTGGACAATGTCCACAATCTTCTCAATGCCATCTACTGTGACTGTGTCATTCTCACTATTAAGTACAATATTTGAACCGATTGGATAGCGGTTAGGCACATCTCCGATTGATGGCACAAAGTCCTTACGATACATCAAGTCATCAAGATACATGTGAGTGAGCATAGGCTTGTCATGAAACGCCCCTAAAGTCACATGGATTTTAGCTGATTTTCTACCCTTAATCTCAGGGATGATAAAGCTGTAATGATATCCTCTGTAGTAGACCTGAACTCTAGTATCGTTCCGTTTGAGTTCAAACTGTCCTTTGGTTGATGAAAATGGGTTTAATGCACTATCAGAGGTACCTGTGAAAGTCCACCATTTAAGGAAGTTATACCTACCTTTTCCATCAGACCCAAATACATTGAACTCACATTCTTGACCTTTTGACCTTTTGAATGTTTCAAATCCGTACAAAAATTGACCATTTGTGTCTGAAACTGTGATTTTGATAAAGCCATATTGATTGGCTCCACCTGATACAAAAATCTGTCTACCTGTAATGTAGTCATCAAGAGAACCTACGCCTCCAGCGCTATCTGTAGGGATGTCCCATGATAGCGATGTAGCATAGTTTTCATATTTGCCAGGAGTAGCCTGCTCTCTGAGCTTGATGTGTTTTCTATCCCATAGGGTAGTGACCTCTGGGGCACCTGTGAAATTTTCTCCATTGTCATTAGTGACAGCCCTATTTTTTGAACCTCTTGCAAAGGCGTCTGAAATTCTATC